ATGAGGGATTATGTGATTTTGTGTTTAAAGTTTTTAACGAAAAAGTAAGACCATCAAAAGTTTTTGAATTTTTTGAGAAAAAAATAAAAACATCTGGTATTGATTTTATAAAAACTTATATCAAAGATTTATCAGAAAATATAAAACTTAAACTTGATAATTTTAAGTTAACTGAATTGATAGATAATGACTTCTCTTTTGAATCAAAAAAGGGTTTTCAAGACCTTTTTAATGTTTATATAGAAGAAGGTATTGATGTTTTTGTTGGTGAAGAACGGCATTTTTTTAATGTTTCTCCGCTGGAACAATACATGATTCAAAAAGAAAAGAGATTATTTAAAGGTTTTGAAGAATATACCGACCTTCGTATTATGACGATGGACATTGAAACCAAAGCACAAATTGAATATTCACATAGAAACGACGCCGCATTATTTCCCCACATGGGTCGAATTTTTAAAATTGGTATAATGTGTAACAACGGCTTTGAAACCGTTTTAAATGCGGATAACAATAAGGAAGAAAGAATAATAATCGAAGAATTTTTCAAAATTGTAATGGAAAATCAACCCGATGTGTTTTTAACTTATAATGGAGAACACTTTGACTTTCCCTTTATCTTAAAAAGATATGAGATGTTATCTAATTTTAGAGATGAAGAAGAAACTTTCACTAAAATACGAGACATTTTTAAAGAATATTACTCGAAGTTTGATGTTTACATTAACAGTAAACAAACTTTTAGTAGGAGAATGGGTAATTTAAAGGTTGGAGGTAGTAGTGAAAGATATATGCAAACCTCTATTTTAGGTATGAATTTGTGTGACACAATGTTTGCAGTTAAAAGGGCTGCTGCCATTAACAAATCAATACCTAATTTTAAACTAAAAGACAATGTAAAACATGCTAACTTAGCGAAGAAAAATAGGGTTTATGTGGACGGCGGAAAAATTGGCGAAGTTGAAAATAGCACTTCTGATTTTTATTTAAATGAGGAAAATGGAGATTGGTTTAAATACCATAAAGAAATTGTTTTTGAACAATCACCTTACAATTTTTCTAAAATTAAAAAACGTGGACAATCAACGTTTATGTATTCTAATGAAAACACGTTGTATGTCTGGGATGAGAAGTTGGACGGCGAATTTATGGCTAACTGCAACAATACTATAAAATTTAATGAGGATTTAGAAGTTTTTTCTAAAGATTTGTATGAAAAATTTAAAAATTACGATGTAGTTTGTTTTCAATTAGAAAAATTTGCAGGTAGCTGGTTGAAAACTGTAAACCCAACAAAATTTGAGACATTAAAAGCGTTTTTGAAAGAATTTAGAAACAATTTAACGAACAAAGAAAATTTCTTTCCAGAAAAAGATTTCAAAAAGTATAAATTAACGAAAGGATCGGAAATTATTAAACAATATTTGATAGATGACCTTTGGGAAACTGTTAAATTGGATGAACACTATTCTCAGGCTACGTTCTTAATTTCTAAATGGTTGCCAACATCTTATCAAAGGGCTGCAACTATGGGTGGTGCATCTGTTTGGAAATTATTACTTGCAACATATTCTTATAAATATAATTTAGGAATTCCTGAGTTTGATGAACCACGAGAGTTTAGTGGTGGATTAGTCTCAATGTTGTCTTGTGGGTATCATGGAAAATCGTTTAAGGCCGACTTTTCATCTTTGTATCCAGCAGAATTTTATGAACATGTAAAAACACCAAGTATTGATTTGTTTGGTGTATTTAAATTATTCATGTATTTTGGTTGGTCAACCCGAATAAAATATAAAGGGTTGATGAATGAATATAAAGAAAAAGGCGATCTGGTTCTTAGTAAAAAATTTGAAGTTCGTCAATTACCTATTAAGATTCTAATTAACTCTTTTTATGGTATGATGGGTGCTGCTGGTGTTACACCTTTTGCTGACTTAATTGTTGCAAACGGTATTACTTGTAACGGTAGACAACATTTACGTCATTTAATTGAGTGGTTTACTGAACGAGGGTTTAGCGCCACCATAGCCCACACAGATGGCGTTTTCTTTTCAATAGGCGCAGCAGACCTTAACTACAAATACATTGGCACAGGAGCCAACTGGTTAGTTTCTAAGGGTAAGGAATACATCGGCATTGCCGCACACGTTGCAGAATACAATGATACCTTTATGAAAGGCATTATGGGCCTCGACATTGATGAAATAGTAGAATCAGTAATTAATTTTAGTAAAGGTAACTACATGTATCTAAAAAATGTAAAAGATAAAAAAACAGGCGATATTGTAGAAAAAATAGAAATTGTTGGTGGAGCGGTAATCAAGAAAACGCAATCTGAATATATTGCGCAGTTTGTTGAAATTGAGACATTAAAAATGTTAAAGAATCAACCATTAGAATTTGTAAACGCTTATTGGGATTATATTGAAAAAATTTCTAACAAGAAATTAAGTGCGAGATTAATTGCCTCAAAGGCAAAAATTAAAAAAACCAAAGAAGAATACCTTGAACATATAAAAGGTGTTAATAAAAATGGGCGTCCACTTAATCGACAAGTTCACATGGAAATGTTGATTAATAATGGTTTGGATTTTGAGTTAGGTGAAACTGTATATTACATTAATAGCGGAAAGTCTTTAAAAGATAAAGACAGCAGTAGTGTAAATACTACATTTGCCACACACGAGTTATCGACAACAGATTTAAGTACAATTGACAACGTGTTTAAATCTAACGACAGAAAACAAATTAAAAAATTGTTAAATTACTTGTATGAAAATGGGCAATTAACAATAAATAATAAATTGTTAGATGGAGATTTAACTGCAATTATATCAGATATTGATAAATGGAAAGATGTAAAATACAAAGTTAAAAACTTAAAAAAGGGAGTTTTTGTTGATTTTATAAGAACAGAATATCATATAAATTGTAGTTTAGTTGACATTTACAATGATGAGAATTTTGTAGATTATAATTCCGAACTTTATATTCATAAGTTTAATTCCGCCGTCCACCCGCTATTTGTTTGTTTTAAACCTGAAATACGAAGCAAATTAATGATTACTAAACCAGATGATAAACCGTTTATTTTACAATCTGATTTAGAATTGATTAATAGTATTCCATTTGAAGGACATGAAACAAATCAAACATCATACGAAGACACTATGAGGTTAAGTCCAGAAGAAATTGAATACTGGGACACCGTGGGTCTTGACCCAAAAGATTTTATGTTGCAAAGAAAATAATAATAAAAGCATCTAAGCGATTAGATGCTTTTCTATTTATAATAAAAAAAGTTGCAAAAAAATACTTTTGTTTTAGGTGATTTACATGGTAATTTTAAAGGATTATCCCAATTGTTTCAAAAAACAAATTTTAATTATAAAGAAGATGTTTTATTTTTTATTGGCGATTTATTGGATGGATATGCTAATGATAGCACAATGTGTTTAGAAGAATTATCAAAAATTAATAATTTTTTCCCTTGTGTTGGCAACCATGACTTATGGTTAAAATATTGGCATGAAACTGGAAAAGTTAATAAAACATGGTTAAAATCAGGTGCAGAAAAAACTTTAACAAATTTATTACAGTGTAAAAATTATAGAGAATTGCTAACGGCATATTTTAAAAAAACAAAATATTGGTATAGTTACAAACAGTTTTTTTTATGCCATGCTGGCTTTGATACAAGAAAATCAGTTACAAATCAAAAAGAAATTAATTTTGCAATTAACAGATCACTTTTTCAAAAAGCAATAGTTGCAAACGCTCAGAATAAAAAATTAAAATTTAACTTTACGAATGTTAATTTTAATTTTGATAGTGTTATTATAGGTCATACTCCAACTGTGTCACATAAACCTGAATTTGTATCAAATGTTATAAATATTGATACAGGATCAGCAAATGGTGGGAAATTAACAATGTTGAATCTTAATACATTAGAGTATTTTCAAAGCGAAGCGACAAAAAAACTCTATAAAATTTAACTTGATTATCAACTAAATAAGCATTTTATTTTTTATATTTTGCCATATATATTACAAATAAACTATTATGGCAAAAAGAAATAGTAATCCAGATGCATTATTAACTAAAAGTTTTGGTTTTGTGGACGGCGAAACACAATTATCAAAATATTTAAAAGTCAAAGATTTTACCAGATCATATACTGCAACAATTAGAGGGATTGATAATCGTTTACCAAAATCTCTGTTAGATAATGCAAAACAAATTGCAAAAGTTTACGATAAAATTTATGAACATTTTAAAGGTAATGTAACTTTAACCTCTGGTTATAGGTCAATTGCATTAAACAATGCCGTTGGTGGGTCGTCAACATCTCAACACAAAAATGCCCACGCAATTGATGTGCAAGGAAAAAATGGAGTGAAAAACGCTGATGTGTTACGTTGGGTTAGACAGAACGTTGTTTTCGGCCAATGCATATGGGAATATGGTACATCAATCGAACCTAAATGGACACACGTTGGTTATGGAACGAAAATGCAATTTTTAAAAATAGGTGTAAAAAACATAAAAGGCTTATCATTACATTTAACAGATGAAGGAGACATTTAAAACAATCTGTATATATGCTATTTTATACAATAATGAATTTGTATATATTGGCAAAACAAATAACCTCAAAAGGCGGCAATATCAATATGAGTGGTTAAGCCGCCCACACAACAAACATAGAGACGGAAAACAATATATTGTTAGATTTATAAGAAAAGTTGGATTTGAAAATATTATTTTTAAAATAGTTGAAGAATGTTCAGATTGTGAATTAAACGCCAAAGAAATATTTTGGTACGATTATTATTCAAAATTTTATAATTTAAAAAATATAGATAAATGTGGCAGAGGTGGTAAAAAATTTGTAACAGAAGAAGAAAGGAAAAAAATTAGTTTGGCACATACAGGTAAAAAAATATCAAATGAAGTCAAATTAAAAATGTCTTTAGCACATAAAAACTCCAAAGTTGGTTTTTGTGGTATGGAAAAGAACGGTTTGAAAAACCCAAGAGCAAAGCCAATAAAAGTTTACCAAAACGACGTTTTAATTGAAGATAATATAACATCTAAAGATTTTACTAAAAAAATGGGGTGGAATTATTCTTATTTTGTTGAACGATTAAAAAAACATAACAATAGAATGGAAATGAAAGGATATTATATTGAATACAACATTTAACAGATGAAGGAGACATTTAAAATTTAATGTTTAACAAATCTTTAACCAAAAAAATTCCGTCATTGTAACTGTAATTAACTTGTAAATTCAGAGCGTGTGAATCTGTTGTCATTTCGATGTTGTCAATATTTATACCTTGGATATTTGATTGAATTGCAGTTACAATTTCATTTTTAATTAAATCAAATGTTTGATTATCCATAGGATCAAATATGTATTGATATAAATCACAACCAAAATCTGGTTTATATAATCGCGCCCCCTTTTTTGTTAATAAGAGATGCAACAAATTACTTTTAACAGATTCTTTTGTTGTTTTTGTTAAGTCAAAATAGAAACCTTGTGTGCTATTTTGAAATGGAAATTTTATTCCAAAAAATCTATTTAACATTTAGTATTATTTATGTTATAAATATAAAAATAAATATGATTGAACAAATAATTCAAAACATAGTTTTAATTTTATGTGCTTTACTTTCTGGTGGAGTTGGACTTAGATTGTATGACAGATTTGTTAAAATGAAAAAAAAGCAAAATGCTGAGGAATTCTATAACGACACTAAAGAAATTATAGATACAATTGATGATCTTGTACTTGACCCAGCAATAGACAGAGTTTTAATTTTTAGAGGTGGAAATGGAGGATCAATACCTAAACTCGGTAAAGATTATTTTGTAAAGGCCGTCTTTGAAGCACATAAACAACATCCAGTTGTTTCATCTTTAAAAACTTTTGCTGGTGTAATACCAGATTCTCATTATATTTCAATATTATTGAATATTATGGAAAAAAAGAAAGAAAGCATTGAAGTTCAACAATTACCTAATAGTTTGTTAAAAAAAATATATATGTCTGAAAATATAACGTTTTCGGATATACATATATTATGTCAAACCGAAGAATATATATTCTTTTGTTCGGTTTCAACTAAACAAAACATAAATTTTAATGGCGATATTTTGGTACAATTAAAAATCGACAATGCAATTTCTAAATTAAAGAAAATGTTTGTTAAACACTATATTAAATCTTTTTTTAACGTTTAGATTTTAACAAATCTTCTAATTGCTTTTTCACTTGTTTTCTAAAATTAACAAAACCCCAATGTAATTTATTTTCATTAAATTTATACAATTCATCAAAAGTAAACCATTTATAATCCGAAATTTCAATTTCAAAATCTACTGTTAATTTCCCAATTATTGGTTTAAATTCTTCTTGTATTAAACCAATAAAATGATAATATTTAAAACCATCTGATTTCTCGTGTACAACTGATGGTATAAGTTTAACTGGCATAATTTTACCACCTTCTTCATAAAACTCTCTTACAGCAGTTTCATAAGCAGTTTCACCAATATTAGACTTACCACCGAGATGGCTCCATTTATTAGGTTCACTTTCTAATTTGGGGCCACGTTTACACAACAACATTCTACCAGTATTTAAACAAACTGGCAATACCCCAGCAGCGTACTTTGCTGGTTTAATAGTTATACTATAATTTTCTAAATTTTCAAATATTAATTTATTTAACATATTTTTTTTTAAGCTGCTTCTAACATCATATTCATTTTTTTAAATATGATTGAGCATTTTTCATATTCTTCTTTGGTTTCAAAAAATTTTAACAATTTTTCTAAAAATACATCATCTACATTTTCATCATAAGGTAAACGATAATAAGAAATATAATTATTTATTTCATCATTATTTAACAATTGTAAATTACCTTTGAAGTTAAAATAATCTACTGTGTCAATTCCTAATACACTTCCAATTCCATCTTTTTTTAACTTAGTGAAAATAATAAAGGCAGCTTCGTCTGCATCATCGACGTTTGCTGCCTTTATTGAACCACCATAAAAAACTCCATTGGAAGTATTAACCGTTAAAATGAAGTTCAACATACCCGCGTTTTATTATAAATATTTAGCAGGAGAAACTTACAAAATTAACTGCAACGCGAAGCACCACAATCAATACATTTTTGGCACCCATCTTCGTAGATTACCTGCCCACTTCCACAACTTTCACAAACTGTTCCACTTTTCTCTCCATCTGGAACGTGTTTTTTTAATACCCTTGCAATAGCTTTTGTAAAACTATTTAAACCACCTTTAGTTTTCAACAATTGTTCACAGATAAATTTTACATCTGCTCCATGTCTTAATGAAGTTGAAACTAATCTGGTAATTGCCTCTTGTTCATCTGTCATATTTGCAGTAATGTCTTTAACAATAGAGATTTCATCATCTAATGAACAAGTAAGGGTATAAGTACCT